CTGAGGCTATCTTTTTATTGCAGAGTTTAGTACTGCGATGTGTTAGGTCACCACCTATTAATTGATTTTACTAATATTGATTAACATTCCTCAACACCCATACATTGGTACTTAAATCATTCATAGAGTATGTAGATATTTTTTGTTCCTTTACCTTACAAATGTCCCTATCTAAATAATACATCTTATTAACACAGGCCTTATCAAACAAGGAACAACGAACATAACCTGTATACGTATCTGACCAATTCAACAGTGAAAACAATTCATCAATATCACACTCAAGTATACCGTATTCTTTACTCAAATAATCCAATACTACAAGATCCCACCTTCTGTCTGCTACATAAACGTACCGCTCCATATTATACTGATCATCAGTCAAAAACTCACGGACCTTTTCACTACAAGTTATACCATTATTGATCAAGTATTGAGCATACTGTGAAAAGAAAGGTAAATCTGAGGACCACGCTTCCAAACTTTTACCATTACACCAAGCCAATTTCTTTGCTACATATAAGTTACCACGTTTCAACTTAAGTGATGTACTAAATGGTGTACTAGAAAGCACTCGTCTAATTATTCTAATTGGTCTGCAACAACCTTCTGAATCAACTATAAACTCCAGACTCAAAAATTGGAAACCAGAACCAGCATAAACCAAGGCATTCCTCGCCACCATCCCAAAACAAGTCAACAACAAGGGACCAAGTTTATTATACACTATTGCTATGTCAAAAGCTTCACCTATAATCAACAAATCGTCCCCTGACACAGCTAAGAAAAAAGTATTTAACACTGGATTGTACACATGTACCTTAAAACCTAAAACAATCAAACAACACATTATCATACAAATAAAACGCCTTGTGTTGCCTTCACTAGTATTTGACTTACCACTAGGTACTTGACCATACAATATTGCATCTATAATTTGTGACCTAATTTCTAAATTAAGATGTTTGAGCTCTCTCTCTAAAAAACTACGTGCTTGCTCATAACAACCAAAGTCCATCTTCTCCATCAACAAATTATATACTCTTAAATCAAATTTTTTAAGGATATCCAGAACCTGAGATTTATCAAACTTAGAAATATCACAAGTATATGCCCTAGGGTTCTTAAACCTTTTCCAACCTTTAGTGACATAATCTCCCAACTGCTGCAAATTCATCTCACTACAAAAACCGTACATATTAACAGACAAATGCTTCTGCAACACAAAATAAAATGCACCTAACCTTAATCTATAAGCCTTACTTTGAAAACAAATTGTACGAGTATCTTTAACGGTATCACCTACTGGTTCAAACTGCATTATCTTCTCAACCTTAGGCATAACCGTATAGGTTCTATCATAGCGTAGCTTGGTGCCATCCAGAAATTGTTTTAAAGGCAGAGCAAACTCTTTTTTTTTTTTACTTTTCAAATGACCGACCCAAGCCACAGGATCATATACAAACTTACCAACTTTAATAAGATCACGCAATTGTGGCCAAATGATTTCGTCATAGATCTTGCCGACCACATTAAAAGCTTCAGCTACCAATACAGGTTGTTGTTTTAAATTCCTAATATATATAGCATTAAGCAAATTGACTTGACAAGGAGCAGGAAAGTAAGGTATATTGCTATGTTTCAAACCTAATACAACCTTCGAATTTTGACACAAATACAAATGATGATCGCCAACACAAACAGGTTCTTTCACCTTAAGTATCTTAACACGCGAATCCACATCTGGTAAATACCGCAACTTAAGACATTTATTTAACTTATCAGTCACAGAACAAATAGCTGGTATAATAATCATTTCGGCATAAAACTCAGCTAAATACAACATATGAATGACAATCATCAATATACCTTTACTAGCAGAATACAAATACACAAGAAACAATGAAACAAACTTATTCCCATACAATTTAACTACCACTCGCATCAAATATTCTGCATCCCGCCCATGCGTACGTATACCCACACTCAAATTTTTAATTAGAAAAATCAATGCTGACCTATAACCTTCTTCCTTATAGATCTTTTTAAT